CGGATTGTCCACATACGATCAATCACAGTGATGATACGATTAGCCTGTACCTCACCAGTATTCTGATTATGCAGATCACCATAGAACTCCAACAGTTCTACATACCCACTTTGGAGATATTCAAAGTAATTGCCAAACCCATCAATACTAACACCTTCAGCCTTAGAAGCTTCATCAATACCATATGCATTCATCTTAGACATCATATCAAGTCTACGACCAATAGCATCTTTTAGATAGGTATTCTCAGGTTGCTCCTCTGCCATCTTCTTTAATTGTCCCACGGTCTTAATACTACGGATAATTTTAAACGAAGATACAAAATCATTAGCAAGAGGATTGAAGACAATATCCAAAGGGCTGATGCGACGAGCACGAGGACCGATAAACTTAATAGTACGATTATCCTGAGGATCGAGAACATAAGATGACTCAAAATCTACAGTGGCAAAAGCGTTCCCATAATCAATGTAGTCGTACAGGAGTTTGCTCATCTCAGTACGAAAGTGCCCAGTACGTGTCTTATTAGACATGTATGCTTCAATACTATCCCTCTTCTCCTTAACCGCATCATTCTGACTATACCCCTCCCATTTCAACCACTCATCATTAGGGAATAGAGCTGAGATGTAATTGGAATGTAGATTATCTCGAATCTGACACAACTTAGGGAGAGTTGTACTATTCTTCCATGGAAGGGTGCTATTCGTCGTAGTAGATGTATCTGTAGCGAATACGTAGTTACGCAGTTCCTTCCATAGAGCAATCTTCGATTGACGTTGTGAATTATAATTATCCCACGTATTAGCAATATATTGTGCTTCAGTGGCTTGTCCAAACATGGACGTAATCTCTAGTGGAGTTGTACTCATAATCTTTCTTTAGGCAAAACGAACACCACCAAACCTCGGATGGTACGTAACATTACTCTTCACTTCCTCATCTCTATATCTACGCTTAGGCTTAACAGCAATCTCAATAGCACTAGCTAGAGCGTCTTTAACGTCATCATGAGGAGGTCTAGCTAATACCAGCTCTTCTTCCAGAACGTCTGTATAACCGCCCTTAAAATGCCAAATAGACATATTGTCATAACGATGCTCTAATGCCGAAGCGATACGCTCTTGCTTAGTACCTTCATTACGTGTAGGACGATGCTCATCAATGGAGAGGCTCAATCCCTCTTCTCTAAGCTTATCTTTCAAATCTCGAACAATAACAGCTTGGGCTACAGTTACTTCAGCACGAAGCTTTTTAAATTCCCAACGAGCATGTAATGAAGAGATGTTATTGAAATACTCAGAAATCTTATCACTCTTGAACACAGCAATATCTAGAATATAAATGAATCCATCTTCATCTACACCAATAACAACAATAGCTGTGTTGTCACTCTTCTTGCTCAAACTGAAAGCGAAGTCAATAGCTGCATAGACATTAAGGCGTTTACTCTTAAAGAAGTATGTACCACCCTCTTGCTTCAGAAATTTCTTATCGTAGTATTGGAACTTAGAACGATTGATACGATTAGAACCGGGATCATTCGGATCATTGTAATACTGAGCATAGAATTGGGTCCTGTCCGAATACTCTGCACGAATACGAGAAAGAACTTGAGCATCAAAGCCAAAGAACTTCTTATCGCTTCGCATAGTCTTAGGCCAGATGAACACTCCATCCATCTCTACAGCAAACTCTTTAATCTCCCAGACCGGCTTTCTATCTACAATCTCTCCTTCGTTATTGTAAATATCATACTCTTGATTACGCCATGTGTTATACACATCAGAAGGGTGGTATCGTGTACCACAGGCCATAGTGAAGCCTCCAGCATTACGAATAGACGTAAACTGGCTACTCTTCTTATCAACCCCTGTACGGCCTTCCTCAGTATAAGCATTCTCAGGAACCACCAAGTCATCAGGAATAATGATGTCTGCGTGCCAACCTGTTGTGTTAGTTGTGAGGCCTGCTGTAGAAACTGTCTCATCTCGAATACCCTCAAGTTTACGTTTCTCGTGGTCAATAGAGAACTTACGTTGACTCCATTTCTCACGTTTACCTTCTTGCGGATTAATGTATTCAGGGAAATAGCGTTGATATACACTGCTTCCCATAATGTTCTGGATAGCAAACAACTGTTTCTCAGCAAGCTCCGCAGTAGCTGAGAGATATAGGATGGTGACTTCTGGATGACGGGTAATAACCCATGCAGCCCATGTAGCCACCATATGACTCTTTAAGTGGCCTCGGGGGAGCATGATAAGCTTATTAGTGCTTTGCTCTTGCCCTTGACCGTATAGAGAATAACCTTCAATCCATTTGTAAATTTGTTGATGGACATCTCCATATACATATCCAGGATTTACCAACCGTGCAAAGAAGAAGAGGTCATTCATCGCTGTTTCACGAATCTGTTTAGCCTCCTCAGGCATTCTATCCAGCTTCTTCTTTGCTTCTTGACGCCAAACGTCTTCTTCTCTTGCCATTGTTAATACTTCTTATCGTCAGTAGTTAAACGTGTCTTGCCATTAGCAGCATCTTCATTCTTCTTCTTACGAGCGGCATCATCTCCACCACCCATAGCTTTATCTTCTGCTTCTTGCAGCCGATTAGGACGTTCTTTAATATCCTTCTCAGCACTACCGAGCATACCACCAAAAATTGTCTTCGTAGCCATATTATCCTTATAAAAGTCGCGTAGTATTTTTCATATCCGTTACGATATTTTTGTGAGCCTCTTGCATCTTGACTAGTAAGGCTGCTTTGGAAAATGTAAAAGGTAGGTTAGTAATTTGATCAACCATATTGATTAGGTAATCATCTACAGACATCTCAATACCAACACTCTCTGCATCCATGAAAGCTCTTACAGATGGCTCTTTCCATTTCCTAATTACGATTATCTTCTCTTTCATTTAATCTTTCAAAGCTATAAATTGCCCTTTAGTCAGTAATGTTTTCAATTTCTCTCCAGCACTACCAGCTAAATCCATATCAACAGTGAGAACATCCCAAACAGCTAAACCTAATGCTGCGTAGTCAACCCCTCCTGTGGATGCATTATTAAGAGCGTTACCCATAGTTCCAGCAGAATTGTAAGCTGTTTTCTGAGATTGCCAAACTTCTTGAGCAATATCAAAAGCAGATGGTCTACTACCGGCATCTATGTTTACCGTCATTGTACCAATTCCACGAGCATCTACAGAAACATTTCCACTCCCCTGTAATGTCGTATAAATGGAGGCACCCATTTGAGCGTTTAAAACCGTACTTCCAACACCAATTAAAGTGGCTCCTAATGTACCAATACCATATACCGAAAACGAAATATCTCCACTCCCCTGTATATACATAGCCATCTTAGACGATGTTTTAAAAGAAGGTGTAAATGCCCTTGCAGCACTCTGATACCCATTAGGTATAGATACATCCTGACCTACCCATTGCGCATTCTGTCTAAGAAACGATAGTCTATCGTTTCGTTTAAGACTTGCAGGAATAACTCCCATTGCACCAGTAGGTTTCAATCTTCCAAACCAAGTACCATTATTTAGGAGCATATTACCCCCAAACGGTTCTGATATTTCCAGATACAGTTTGACCAACAGTAGCAGCACCGCCTATTTGTATAAACATCCCTAAACATGCATCATCATAAATTCGATCCCCTAGAATCCATTCTAACATATTAGGGACATTAACTGCTGCAAGAGGGATTTCAGCAATTGGTCTGTGTAAGATGAAAGTGCCAACACCTGTAGTGAGACCTGTATTAATCGTATAGGAGGTGATTTGTTGTACACCATAATCACCGGCAGCTAGTGGCATAAATGGTCCACCTACCGTTAAGGCTGTACCCGTATCACCATATAAACAACCAATAGGGGTTGTAGCTGAAGGAGCCTGCATAGACCTAGGAGATGCTTGTGATGCGCCAGACTGATCTAAGTATGTAGGTGTTAATGCTCCACTACCCGCTGTACCTGCTGTAGTTACTACAAGAGAACATTGCACACCGTTAGCATTTGTCATCCGTGTGTCACCTGTACCAGTCCATGTAGGATGTGTACTAAGTGTGGAAGGTGCTCCTGTTAACGCACATGAACGATACATGTGGATAATATCCGTTAACATAATAACAGCCGGAGCTAGTGTAGCACCACCTGTAATAGCTAATGAAGAAATAAGATGTTGTAAATCAGAACTTACATCAGGCCCAATAGGAATGCGTCCAGCAGTAGAACTATTACATACTACACCAGTACCCGCCGTTCCAGTAAGGGTCATGGCACCACCAGTACCATTCCCAGAAAGCATTTCATGCCATCTACCTGCAACAGATGTCGCACCAGTTACAACAGTTCTATTCCAAGGGATTAATCGAGTCTTACCAGAAGTACGAGATGTTATGATTGAATCAACGCCAGTAAATGCCATTTATTATTGCTCCTGCACAATCACACTTCCAATTGGAAACTGTGGATTGATATTTAAATTTATAACAAGAGGAGAGGATAATGCTCCTGTAGCAATCACCGTACCAGTACTTGATGCATTTTCACCAATAGAAGCGTGAGTAGCTGTAATTGGAAACGAACCAGCAGTAGCATTCCCGAATTGTAATAGATTTTGATTGGATGAACTAGCTGCTACGGATGTAGTAAATTCACCAGTAGAGTTATTGCGTAGAATAGCAATTCGTCCATAACCTGTATATGCTACTTCATTAGAGGTCTGATCCCCTCCTAATCCAACAGCTCCTGTGTGTAATGCGAGATATAGGGTTGTTGACCCATCCCAAGAGGGGGCCGCATTTCGCAACATGTAATTTAATACATCGTTTGCTGATTGTGTTGTTTTTGATGCCATTTAATATCCTAAGTATAAGTGTAAGATGCTCGTGCATCCCATGTATTCGTATAGTTTGCATTTCCATTGGCCCACTGAGTAGTAGCAACAGTTCCTGAGAATACAATCCGTTTAATCTGCCATAATGCTGAAGAATTAATGACCCCAAGTGCTGCTTTTCCAATATAGATTGTCGTATCTAAATCATCAACACGTTGAGCATAATCCTCACTAGTAGTGGAAATTGGAGAAGCCCTTAACTGTCCATCAGTTAATCCAACAGTACCGATTACACTGACATTACTTGTAGGACCTCCACTACTATATTGGGATTGTCGTACCCAAGAAAGCGTATCCGTATCCCATACGAAATTGGTAATCTCTAACTTATTGTCAGAAGTGTGTACAGGAACAAGTTGCCCATCTAATGAGTCACGACCGTGTATTGACATGTTTAAACTTTCTGAAACATTCTCACCACATCATCACCGTATTCACCGTGAAGATTAGCCTGTACCTTCTTCTCGTGCTCTACATCAGCCTTAGAGGGCCTACCAGCAGCACGAGTAGCCCATCCCCTATCTGCAAACCATTTAGCAGCTTGGTAGTTCCCTTCCTTAGCTCCCATCATCATTTGCTTAACAGCTTTAGAGCGGAG